CGCGATATCATGACCTGCGTCAGTTGCGAGGCATAATGAGAGTAGCTGAATATAACTGCGAATGTGATTACTGCGGCTCGGAAACCCGAGTCGTGGTAATTAACGAAAGAGAAGAACCACTATTTTGTTCTATGTGTGGGCAAGAATCTGGCCATGCATTTATTGACGGAGAAGAAGATAGCGACGAATAACGTCTATAGATAACAACGTAAAAGCAATCTTACGTGTAATTGAATGGACGTTAAACAATGTGGTATTATAAAGATAAACTTTACAAGCCATCTGAAGAAGAACTAAAAGAGTGGGTAGGGTTCGTATATGTTATTACGGATAAATCCAATAGTAAGATGTATGTGGGCAAGAAGCAATTCTGGTCAAAAAAGACCTTACCCCCACTCAAAGGCAAAACCCGTAAAAGAAGATCGATTGTCGAATCCGACTGGAAGAAGTACTATGGATCCAGCGATCTCGTCAAGCAACTGCTCCTCGAACAAGGAGAGCAGAACTTTCATCGTGAGATATTATATTTCGGCAGATCGAAAGGTGAGCTTGGTTACCTCGAAGCCAAATGCCAATTTGATAGACATGTATTGCTAGATGATCAATACTATAACGGAATAGTTAACTGTAGAATCCATAGAAATCATGTTAAGGGTTTACATTACCTACTAGATGACGTATAATAGTTTTAAATTAACAGGAGTATATTATGATTCTACTTGACTTCAGCGGCATTGCCATTGCACCTATTGTAATGGGACAGGCCAAATATGATGATGAGAACCTTATTCGTCACATGATCCTAAACTCTGTGCGTATGTACCGCCAGAAGTTCAGGGACTATGGCGATATGGTTATCGTAGCAGATGCTGGTGGTAACTGGCGCAAAGACGTTTATCCTGAGTACAAGGGTAAACGTAAGTCTAACCGTGAAGAGTCCAAGATCGATTGGAACATGGCATTTAAAAACATCAATATGGTTCTTGATGAGATCAAAGCTAATATGCCTTGGAAGGTTATCCACCAGTGGGGATGTGAGGCAGATGATGCCATTGCAGAGATCACTAAGTGGACACAGGAATTTGGTAACTATGAAAAGGTTATGATCGTGTCTGCTGACCATGACTTTAAGCAACTACAAAAGTTTGACAACGTGGAGCAGTTTTCTCCAGTTACTAAGAAGTTTATCAAGGCAGATAACCCGCGTCTCTATCAGATGGAACACATCCTAAAAGGTTGCTCTGGTGATGGTGTGCCAAATGTACTATCTGACGATGATACGTTCCTTGTAGAAGGTAAGCGTCAGAACGTACTATCTAAGAAGAAGAAAGAATCACTTTTAGAAGATCCACATGCACTTGGTGAAGTAGTGTACCGTAACTATCTTCGTAATAAAAAGATGATTATTCTTACAGAAGAGTCAGAATGTCCCGATTCTGTAAAACAAGAAATTATAAATAAGTTTGAACAGCAAGAAGTTCCTGCTCGTAGTAAGGTGCTCCCATATCTTATCTCAAAGCGGGCTCGCTTGTTGGTTGAAGTAGTAGAGGAATTCTTTTAATATGGCTAGAACATTGGATGTCTTTGAGGTCTTTGAACTGTTTGAAAAGGCAGAGACTCGTAAAGAGAAAATTGACGTACTAAAAAAACATGAATCTTGGGCGCTCAAAGACGTGCTTAAGGGTGCACTTGATCCTAACATCGAGTGGTTACTCCCTAAAGGTGAAGTACCTTACACTGCGTGTGAGGCTCATAGTACACCCTCAACACTACTCAGAAAAAATAAAGATTTTCGTTACGTCGTTAAAGGCGGCTCTGGTAGTAAAATGCCAGCAATTAAACGAGAAAAGATCTTTCTTGGGATTGTAGAGTCAATCCATCCCAAGGATGCAGAGCTGGTATGCGCTATGATCAATAAAAAGCTGCCAGTAAAAGGACTTACCGTTAAAATAGCACAGGAGGCATTCCCCGAACTTTTATGACGATACCCAACCCCAACCCTAACAATAATAAACAATAAGCAATAAAAGGTGCACGTCTTTGGACGATGCACCTTTTTTCTTGGGAGAACAGAAATATGGTTTCAGCAACTATTGACCGCTTAAAAAAAGACTCACGTAACTTAGAATGGGCAGCAGCAAGATATAGAAAACAAGGCAAAACAGATCGATTACGAAAGGTACTAACTAAAAAGGCATACCTAGACGATCATATTGTTGAAATCGAAGAAACCTTAAAAGAAGCAGCATAACTCAGGAAAGAGTCGGGGATAGAAATATCTCCGATTTTTTTCATTTAGGGCGTTTACATTTAATTTGAAATGATATATGGTGGTATTACACACTAACCTTAAGAGGCATCAAATGTTCATCATTCACACTATCGATGATGTACTTGATATTCTTTTTAACAAATATGGATTCCAAGGGTAAAATAGGGGGTTTACAAAGCTGCAGAAGTTGGTATAATAAAGAAGAGTTATTTAGGAAGGGATAGTATACTATGACACAACGTATTGGCTTCGCATGCAAATACATGCATCCAGATCAGACTCAGAAGAAGAGTCTACTAGAAGAGATCCAACGTCCTCTTAATGCACGTAGTACCACACGTCTGTGGCTTAGCAATCAGACTGTAGAGGTTGCAGAGCAACGCCTCTGGGATATCATGGTACATAATACAGGTGCAGTACTACGGCTCATAGAGTATGTTGGCAGCTTACCAGAAGGTCTTCGTATGGTACGCTTAAGCTCGGATCTTCTTCCCGTTTATACAGAATCTAATTGGTCTTATTTCTGGCAGAAGCCTGACGTTCAAGATTATTGTGCACGTGCATTTGGTCTTGCCGGTGACACTGCAAGAGCTCTTGATGTAAGACTATCTATGCATCCCGGTAACTTCACTGTTCTTGCTAGTGATAAGCCACATGTTGTAGAGAACAGTATCAGAGAGATGGAGTATCACACAGATGTTATACGTTGGATGGGATACGGTCGTACATTCCAGGACTTTAAGTGCAACGTACATATATCTGGCAAGCAAGGTCCAGCCGGCATTTTGGCCGTACTACCCCGCCTATCCCAAGAATGTCTTAACACAATCACCATCGAGAACGACGAAAACTCGTGGGGTCTTGACGCAAGCCTCGAGCTTGCAGACCACTGCGCACTTGTACTCGACATACACCATCACTGGATCCGTACAGGAGAATACATACAACCCTCAGACGATAGATATTCTCGCGTAATCGATTCATGGCGTGGTGTACGTCCTGCTATACATTACTCTGTTAGCCGTGAAAATTGTCTTGTAGATTTTCCCACTGATGTACGTCCAGATATGCAATCACTCTTAGAATCTGGTTACAAAAAAGCCAAGCTACGTGCACACAGCGACTTCATGTGGAACTCTGCAGTCAACGACTGGGCATTGTCATTCTTGCCACATGCAGATATTATGGTAGAAAGCAAATCTAAGAACCTTGCTTCCATCGCTCTACATAATTATTATCAAAATAATTAAAATAGGCCGTTTACATTTGATTTGAAATCTTGTAGTATGGTTATATCAAATGGAGATACACGATGACAAAATCATTTTCAGACCTTACCGCTAAATCAGCTGCTCTCTACATCAAGATGATCAAAGAAGCAGATTATGAAAACTATAATAACGTCGATGGTTTTCCTCTTGCCCTTATGGACTTCACTAGCGAAGAGCGTGGTAACCTTGCTGATCTCAAGAAAAAGGGTTTGGTTCAAACTTCTACTGATCCAGATACTCCTCGTTACGTTTGGGTAGAGTTTGTTGATGTAGAATTCGCTTACAACCTCAAAGCAATTTTGAAAGGATAAGAATATGAAGTTAGATAATCTTACAAAAGAACAAGTTGATATGTGTGACATTATTTGGGAGGTTGGAACATATGAAGAGTTTCGTAAGGTGTCTCGTGGCTGGTCACCCGGTAAGATGAACATGGCTCTTACTCTTATCCAGGTCATGGTTCAAGAAGAGCTTGAGCAAAAGATTCAGGCAATGGACTCGTATCCTCTTGCAGTAGAGATGATTGAATCGTGCAGATAGACTTTATAGGTTATCCTTTATCAAAGGTACAACAAGATATGATCCGGAGTGCTGCTAGCCACGCTCTGGATTATCTTGTATCTACTCGTATGAAGAATAGCTTAGAAATTACTATTATAATTAAAAAAGACTTATACAAGAACAAATTATTGTGGGGAGATATGTCGGTCGAAGATGATTCACGTTCCCCTAAAATTTATGATGTACGATTGAGCTATTCTGGGGTACAATCGATTGGTCAACTAATAAAGGTATTATGTCATGAACTCATTCATGTTGCTCAGTTTTCTACTCGTCGCATGCGTTATTTATCTGGCCCTTGCCGAATCGGATTCGGTAGGAATCACTTCACTTCTTCAGATGTTAAATATCAAGACAGACCTTGGGAGATAGAAGCACATGCCCTCGAAGACGAAATCTACGCCTACGTCAGAGAAAAAGACAACGCGATCGAAAACTATATCCAAGAAAAAGACTGCGACGGCTGGAGACCAACAGGCGTTTTTCTCGCAAGCGAGCTATAAGATACTTGAGGAGCTTGAGTTTAAAAAGCCTAGAAGTAAAACGGCCGGTACTCATCTGCGTCTTATAGAATCCGAGTCTGGTAAACAATATATACAACTATGGTCAAGTTTATCCAAGCGCTGGACCACGGTGCATAGATACAATGTCGACGAAGAATGGCTTAAATGGAAGAAAACGCATGCCAACATACACCTTAGAAGATCTAAAAACACGACAAAGACACGACGTAGTGTGCAGTTGGAAGGAACTGCAGATAATGCTGGACGAACAACAAAACCTAAAACACGTACTGTCAGCACCAAAGATAGTAAGCAGCGTGTCAGGAAACCGAGATCTAAAAGTACCGGACGGGTTCAAGGATCTGCTAAAAAACAAAGTTAAAAAGGGCTCAGGAAAGGGTAACACCATAAATGTCTGAAAATAGATCATATAAATCTAACTCTATTCGAGTTGAGAATCTAACTCCCTTTAATCCTCTTACTGAAAATCAAGCAAAAGCGCATGGTGATTGGAAACGTGATGATACGCACCTTGTATTGTCTGGTTCAGCTGGTACTGGTAAAACTTATATGGGTATTCGCTTTGCACTAGAATCAGTACTTGATAAAGAAACTCCATATGAACAACTTGTTATTGTTCGCTCAATTGTACCTTCACGTGATATTGGTTTTCTTCCCGGCATGGAAGAGAAACTTGATCCATACAAAAAACCATATCAGCAACTTATGGCTGAGATCTTTGGCAATAAAGAAGCTTGGTCAAAACTGGAAGCTGCTGGTAAAGTTGTATTCGAACCTACGTCATTCCTTCGTGGTACATCATACCACAATGCTATTATCCTTGTAGATGAAATGCAGAACTTGAACTTCCATGAGCTTGATACAGTAGCAACCCGTGTTGGTAACAACTGTCGTATGATTATGTCTGGTGATTATTACCAGTCCGATTTCAATAAAGAAGACGAGAAGAATGGCATCTTGACATTCATGCGCATCGTAGAAGATATGGCTAAGTTCGAGGTTATTGAATTCACATGGAAAGATATTGTCCGTTCAGGATTCGTTCGTGATTACATTATGACGAAAGAGATGCTTGGAATCAAATGATTACAAGAAAGCTTAAGAGGGTTATCGCAGATGAGATGGTTGATGATACGAACGTGCCGGTATCTTCTTAGAGTAGGTATTGCTCTATCTGTGTTATTGAATGTAATTCTTGGTGGAGAGGCTAACCAGACCTTCTCTGCTAGGAATTACGACTGGAAAAGAAATGGCCAATGGAACATATGTTGGCTTATTGATCATCTTATACGAAGAGACCCTGACCATTGTTTCTATAGCTGGTTGCACTGGAAAACCGGAAAAAATATACGAAAATCTGGAAAAAGGTATTTACAACAAACGCAAAATGAAGTAGAATACACTATAATTAAAGGAGAATATTATGAGAATTTTGACTGATGTCGATGGTGTACTTTTGAACTGGGAATATGCTTTTAACGTATGGATGAAAAGCCATGGTTATGAAGAAGATCTTTCTTTGATCTCTAGTGAATATGACATGGGTACTCGCTATGGAATTTCAGAAAAAAAGAAACGTGAGCTAATTAAAATGTTTAATGAGTCTGCTGCAATTGGGTTCCTTCCTCCTTTGCGGGATGCTATTCATTATGTTCGCAAACTACATGAAGAGCATGGCTATGTATTTCACGTGATTACTTCTCTTTCGCTTGATCGTAATGCACAGATACTTCGTGAACAAAACCTCAAGAAATTGTTTGGCGAGACTGTATTTGAAAAGTTTGTCTTCTGTGATACAGGAGCGGATAAAGATGAAGCTCTTGAACCGTATGCTTTCTCATACGATGTATGGATCGAAGATAAAGTAGAGAACGCAGAACTTGGTATTGATATTGGACTGGACTCTATTCTTATTGAACACGGTCACAATATGCACTATGACGGTATTCCACTTATGAGGAACTGGAAAGAAGTTTATGAATATGTTGTAGGATAATAAGTATGAGTGTATTTGAAATTCTAAATCTTCGTAGTCAGTGGGAAGAATTGGCTTGCAATCTAAATACTGATATAGATAGTTCTATCTCAGGTCTTAAAACATTTGTTGAGCATAGTTATAAGAGTAACCGATTTAAAGAAGGTTGGGGTGAAGCTATGGTAATTGCTGAGCAGATTTTGGAGAACAAATGCTAAGACAAATAGACACTTCTTTTCTATTAAAACCAAATCCAGAGGTAAAGGGTCAAGGTTGGGGTTATCTTGACCCTGACCTTTTATCTATTAGAGATATGTGGGAAGACGTATCTCAAATTGTAGATGCTAAGGAAATTATTGAGATTGGAATGTTTGCCGGACATTCCACAGTTTGTTTATTAGAGTATTTTCCTAATGCAAATGTTGCTAGCTTAGACAATGGTCCATGGTCGCAAGAAGCGTCTGTGGTTGTAAAAGAGAAATACGGTAATCGGTTTAACTTTACTAAATCTAGATTTATAGATCTTCCCCTATTAGATCGTGATATTGATTTACTATTTGTCGATGGTGGACATAGCTTTGATAGCGTGTCCCGGGACATTAGTAAAATTCTAAAAGAAAAACCCCGATATATACTATTCGACAACGTAGAGCTTCCTGGGGTTAGAGCTGCACTAAAAGCCAACCACCTTTTTAAAGACTTTCTGAACCCTCAGTATTGGTTCTACATTAACAAACACAAAGGGGAAACGTGTCCTGGCATACTGATGCTGGTGCACATGGAAGGTAAGTACGATGAGATACTGCGGCTACTCTGAATTTATGCATGATGCAGGTCTTGCATTTGTAGATGACCAAGGCAATATAGAATACGCTAGTCATGGGGAAAGATACAGCAAATTTAAGAACGATCCTAATCTTCCTGATGTGATGTACGACATGATCAGAGACACGGATCACGTTACATTTTATGAAAATCCTTCGATCCGTCACTCTATCCCACACTACAAAGGCGGACATAGTAACAGATCTACTATGAGTACTAATACGATCTATGAATCTATAGATTACGACGATTACATCGAGCACCACGTATCACATGCTGCTAATGGATTCTATACACGCCCATGGGAGTCAACCGAGGATACTGTTATTCTTTCACTTGATGGTGCCGGTGAAGAACAAGCAATGGTTGTGTACGACCATAACTTTAATATTCTAGACCAATGGTATCTTCCTAAATCCCTTGGCTATCTCTACGGATATGCCACTAAGGAATTAGGATTTCGTATTCTCGAAGAAGAGTACATTGTTATGGGTATGGCAGCATATGGTGAGCCTGTTTACGGCAAAGAAATGGTGGACTTTTTTAATAACCTACCGAGTGTGTCATTGAAGACAGGTGGTGGTAGTACTGCAAATGATTATAGAAGTTTTCTAACTGGCATTTTTGAAAAATGTTCTCGCGAAGACTTTGCTGCAAGTGTACAGTATCTTGCGGAACAGGTAATTATTGAGCGGGCTTTTTTCTGTAGAAGGTTTGGTAGTAAGCTTATTTTTACAGGTGGATGCGCTCAGAATATTGTAGCGTGTTCTATGATTCGTCCTATGTTTGATGATATGCATATACCTATTGCGCCAACAGATGCTGGTAGTGCATTAGGTGCTGCTGCGTATAGTTATGCAAGACAGAATAATAAAACCAGAATTAATTTTAAAGGGCCTTATCTTGGACACAATATTGAGAGTGACATTAATCCTAAAGAAGTTGCACATTATCTTGTTGATAATTCCTATTGCGGTGTTGCAAATGGTCGTGCTGAGTTTGGCCCTCGTGCCCTTGGCAATCGTAGCTTGCTTGCTGACCCTCGAAGAGATATTAAAGATACCGTTAATCAAATTAAGCGCCGACAGCTCTTTCGACCCTTTGCACCTGCAATCCTGGAAGAGTTTGCTAATGAGTATTTCGAAGGACCAATGAACGAATATATGCAGTATACCTCTAAGGCACTGCATGACTATAAGTCTGTTATTCACGTTGATGGTACATCAAGGGTACAGGTAGTAAAGAAAAACTGCTCTTCAGTTATTCGACCTATTTTAGAGGAATACTACGAGCTTACTGGTGTTCCTATGCTGCTGAACACGTCGCTTAATATTCGCGGTATGCCTATTGTAAATGATGAGCAGGATGCACAAGACTTTGAAAGTAAATATTCTGTAAAAGTATTCTGATGCCATTAAATTTATCGTATCTTAATAGGATTAAACAAGAAGTCACAGAAGAGAATCGAAGGGATGTTATCGAGGCTAAGATGACACCTGGGATAGGGGACTTAATGGTTGCAATGAATATTGCTTATATGAGATCCTTATATTTACAGAAAAAGGTACATCTTATATTAAAATGGTATCATGGTAAAGACTATCTGTACCATTTCGAAGATCCTGAAACGATAATAGAACGTTTTAAATACATACACAATTTTTATCTTAAGTATGGTGCTGATGTAGAAATAAGTCATGTATTTAATTCCCAAGACAGCGAGCTATATCATCATAGGTACAGAAACTTCGGAAGAGAAAGAGCTT